AATTATTTTATAAATTGTATTTGCAACACCCGATACTGTTAATAATTCTCCTGCTGTATAACCACTGGTTTGATCTGTTATATCAAAAACTCTCCATTCACTTGCGATTGGTTCAATTTCTGATTCATCAGAAAAAATAGCATTATTAACCACTTGTACTAATCCTAATATTTGAGTAACAGTAAATCCATTTCCGTTTGTAATATCGGTACTCAAAAATTTTAAATCTTCTTCTGAAAATTTAATATTGACTTCATTTAAATATGGATTATCTGTAACTAATGGTAGTGCTTTAATATAATTACAATGAATTGCTTGACTATAACCACTCGATGATACAAAGGCATATGTTACAAAAACTGTATAATTATTCATTTCAAATTCATTTACGATATTGTACCGCCAAAACAGTAATTATCATTATTATTTATATTAGTTATGCATTGTGAAATTATAGTGCCCGGACCACCAGCACACATTTTTACACAAATTAAGCAACTATTAACATAATCACACGCATAAATACTCATACCAGCACCCATCGGTGGAAATGTTGGTAATGTAAAAGAAACCTTATAACCCGTATTACAAATATCTGTAAATCCTGTTGTTGTACCGCTTGTAAATGCTTTCCATCCACCCGATGTTGAATGACAATAATATTGATGATATGTGGATGAAATTGCAATACTTGTATTATTAACAGGTGTTGTCCATGTAACACAAACGGGTTCTGGTGGTGGTGTTGGTGGTGTTAATAATAATACTTCATTTGTATCCGCCGAATAATCTGGTAAAGTCCAAGACCGATTTGATTTATGTGACATGGCAAATAATAATTCCTGATCTTCAATTACAAATAGTTTTAAATCAACAAATACTTTTCCCACTATATTACCGCTTGGGTCAGCTAAATCATAATATCTTGTATTGAGCGATGTTGTTAAACCGGTTATTAATTTACTATCACCCGATGCCGTTAAAATAAGACCCATAGTTGCTTGTGCAGATTTATGCCACATTATTGTTGGAATTTCTAATCGTGGTGTTTTTAAATAAAATCCTTCACCATAAACATTTGCTGGTGATGAATTAGTATAATGAATAACACCCAATTTTTTATAAACAGATGCGTGATTTTGAATATATGAAACAAATCCACCATAGGTTCTACTATCAAATTGCCCGAATTTTCTATCATTAACAGAAACACCCGCAATTTCATGTGTATATATAATTGTCATGTTCCAAAATGGAAATATTGTTGTTGGTGATTGACTGTTTTCAATAAACGTTAACACAGATTCATCAAGATAATCAGTTGAGTAATCATTAGTAATAGTATCTCCGGTAAAATTAGAATAATTATAATAAATAAGTGCACCTGCAATACCAACCGGACTATAATCACTAAAATCAGGTAAATTTCTATCAATTTCAATGATTAAATTATCAGCACCTAATGAACCCGATGTAATTGAATCAATTCGATATGTTAAAAAGGCAGTTGGATAATTTTTATTTATTGTATGTCCTGTTGTAGATAAATCATATGTCCATTTGATTAAAACCAAATCACCAACGGCAGGTTCTTCACCACTTGTTCCATATGTTGGGGCTTTTCTTAATCTTAATGTTGTACCACCCGTTATTTCGCTCATATAAATCATGGCATCCGGTTGTTTAACATGATTGCTATCAATAATAAAGGTAGTACCACTATTTGAAAAAAATCCAATTGAATCAACTGAATTTATAACATCATACGATATGGATGGAACTGTTGATAATGTATTATATGGATCACCCGATAAATTTTGAGGGATAAATGATATTGTATTTGGATTAGTATCTACCGATTTTAATATTGAAGAACAAAATGGATTAAAATCGTATGTACATGCAGTATTATTGAAAGAATAATCCATCTCACTATCACCAAGCGCAAAATGGTTAAATGTTAAATTTCCTGATGATAATAATTCTCTTCCTTTTGAAGTTAATTTAACATTTAAAACTACGGGGTCTCTTTTTTCAATAAATGCCATTTAGTAATATTATTAAATATAAATACTAATTATTTTAATTTAATTAACCTTCTCTTCCTTGTGTGCTTATGTCGGCTGATATTGTATTATCTGTACTAAAACAAGATGTTGAACAACTAATAACACCAGAATAATAATTATCGTTCCAACACACCCAAACGGGCGAACCCATATATTCGGTATCATATGGAACGATATCGCTAAAATCAACATAATAACATCCTCCTGCCGGACTCCATGCAACCGAATCGTTATATGTTTTGGTATTAATTGTTTTAGTATAAATAACTTCATCCGTACAACATTTTAATGAATATTCGCCACGAAATCCGCTACTTGGGTCTTCATAACCGATCCATGTTAAATCAACATATATGTTTATTGGGGGTAATAGGGGCGTTGGATCGGTCATTTGAGTTTTAACTGTGCCATATCCAAAACCCGCACTATTTAAAGCAAATGCTCTGAAATATGTTTGAGTATTTTGTGTTAATCCTGATAATATACATGTAGTTCCAGTAAAATAAGTAACACCCGTTGCAATATCTTCCGATATTGTTTTTTTACAAACATGGGGATTATAATATATCATTTGATTTGCATTACCATATGCACTGAGTTGTGTATATATAACACCATATTCAATAATCGATGCTCCTCCCTTATTTATTATTTCATTATCACAAATCATCATACTTGTGTCAGTTACATCATACGCTAAACCAGTACTTATCGTTGGTACATATGTTGGCATTGGAAGTGTTATTTTTTGACAAATATTACCATAGTATGGACTTCCGCTAACAATCATATATGCCCGATATTCATATGTGGTATTAGCAGATAACCCTGTTATAGAATATGAATAATAATTTGATGAAAGTGGTCCTTGACATAATGGTGCTGTAATCCAAGTTGACATATTATTTTAATTTTAAATTATCATTATTTTATTCTTCTAAGACTCTATATTGCATACCATAATAATCAATACTTTCATATCCGACAATATTAATACCACCGGTTTGCATAATTGAATCTACACCAGCACTACCTGATCTTGTTTGAATTGATGGTGTTGGTGTGGGTACGGGTTTAAATGGTGTTGTTATTGTTAATGTACTTCCAGTAAAACCATAAATACTTGACATAACATAAGCTTTATATTGATAAGTGGTATTTTCTTCTAAACCGGTTAATGGTGTTGTAAAATGATCAGATGCAAGTGAACCGGTATATGATCTTGATAACCAACCACCCCAAAGATCATCATTATCATCGATTGTTTCACCTTCTAATAAAAGTTCAAATCCAATTGGTTTTGCGTCACCGTAAGGATAAACATCATACCATTTTCTATACTTAATACCAAATTCTGTAAGTACATCATTTCCTAAAATGTTTTCACCGCCTGTTATTATCATAACAAATGTAGGTGATGTAGCAACAAAACCATCAACTGTTTTAACAAATAATGTTGGTGGTACTGGCGGTGGTGGTGTTGGTAAATCTTGATTAATCCAGAAAACGCTATCATCATCACCAAGATATTGAATCATTAAATTACCTCTGGTATCTGTTGTTGTTGATTCGCTTTGATATAAATTAACACCTCTTTTATATACAAATTTTTGTTTTGTAAATATTGTATTTCTAACTAACAAACCACTTCTTCTTAATATAATTGTTGCAGATAATAATTGATCAACAAAATTTTGAAAAAATGAATTATATTTACTTAAAAAGGAATATAAATTTTGAAAGGTATAACCATTTGATTTTAATGGATTTGTGTTTGAAAGATCAGTTCTTTTTAAATACTCATTATATATATTCAATAATGCAGGATACCATCCGTTTTTAAAATCGGTAACAATTTTTCTATTTCTTGCATTTATCATTTTTCTTTGAACTAATTCGATAAATTCAAGAAATGATAAATTACTAATATCACCAATACCAAAGACATCAGCAATTATTGGATTAAAATATTCACTGCTTGCAATAAGATAATATATACTAATAACCATACCATATCTTAATCCTCTTGGTAAGAAAATCTCATATGGGTTAATTGTGTTTAATGTATAGTCCCTATCCGGTTCTAATGCAATTCCATCAATTAATACTTTAATATTTGCGGTATCAGTTACTTTATAATTTAATTTATAAACATATTTATTTGCTGATGTATTATAATAGATTTTATTAGTATTGAAACTATCAATTCTTATAACTTCACTTCTCGCATTAATATTATTTGTACCCTCAACTTTAACATAAGCAACCTGTACTTCGGGATTAGCAGCTAAATATGAAATTACCTCTTGATTTTGAATTATAATTTGACTTGATCCTGTTGTATTAGTTGGATCAAGAATATAATCAGCAGTAAATTGATTTGTTCCTTTTGTAAGTGCAATACCATTAATTGTAACCTGTATATCGCCACGTGGATAACTTGGTAATGGAACATAAGTTCCTGTTAGGTTTGCTTTAACTCTTGTTACAATATATTCAACAGTAATCCCACTGACTGGTGTAGTTCCACCGGAATAAATATATGTGGCTTGAATAACATCTCTACGACCACCAACATTTATTGCAGGATTAGTTAATGTAAATGTATTTCCATTAACAACATAGTCACTTTGTCCTGTTGCTCCAGTTGAAATACCCGAAGTAGTGCCTGTTTTTGGTGCATTTAATAAAATACCATTATAACGAACTTCAAAGTCCCCCTGTAATTCATCTACATTCACCGGTAAGGTAAATGTGGTTTGTGATGAACCAACACCTAATGAAATATTGATATATGAAAATGGTAATGTATATCCGCTTGAATTTGCAGGAAAATCAATTTCTTTAATATAACGATAAACATCATATTCAATACCACGTGCTGTGTCAAGAGCAACATCAACTTCTTTTGTATTTAAAACAAGTTTACTATCTTCCTGATAATATTGTGGTGTTGTGTTGTGTATTCTTGTTGTTGAACCCGTTTGAATCCATGATTTTTTATTATCAACTGTTCTTATTAAATTAAATCCCGCCATACGAAAAACATCCATATATGCTTGACCACTATCACTATTACCTGAAAGTTGAAAATAAAAATCTTTTATTTCTAATGGCACTGTTGGATATCCTTCTGTATCATAAGGTAATGAATTTGATGGAAAATCCGCCTGACTTAACGTTACTGTATTGGGGTTTATAACTCCATCAACCGTGTATACATATTCCGTAATGTTAATAAATGGTTCTGGAATGCCAATTAAAAGAAATATTGATTTTATTGCTTCACGAGTGCCTTTTGATTTCCAAAAATAATTTGTATTAATTAAAATTCTTCTCCAAAGTTCGATATCAACTTCAGCGGGAAGTAAATCGGTGTTTAAATTTCTTTCATTTTCATCGATTGTAAATAAAGAATCAGCTAATTCATTTTCATTAACCAGTGAGAAATAATTCCAGCCCAAAGTTTTAGCAAGATTTTTTATTAATTGATCGGGAATGTTATTTATTTTATCATATGTTATTTTATTAATATATGTTAACGAATCAATGAATTGTCTTACCTGATCAAATTCCCTACCACAAACCCTTAATAATTTTGTCATTTTACCCTCTTCAGTAAGATCATAGATTTTAAGTGATGTTGGTGTTAAAAATCTTACAATTAAATCTGTTTTTATTGAATCATATTTAGTACCAATTGTTAAAATAATATCCAAAAATTTTTGATAATCAGGTGTATTAATATCAATATTATATTTATCACTTGTTGTCCATAATATAGATGTATCTGAGTATGTAACATCTCCATCATCAAGTAATGTTGGGTTCTTTAATGTAAATCTGAAGCCTTCATTATTATATCTTTCGGAAATAATATATTTTTCATAATCAGTTAGTGATGCCCTAAATTCTTCAAAAATTAGATTATTTGGTTTTAAATGGAGATCAGTGCTGCCACTACTTACATCACCAAAAATTGAAAACGGATTGCCCTGTGTTTTTATTGTTAAATAATTAATCCCCGTACTATTACCCGTAAATCCAATAATGGGATAATTGTTATCGGGATCAAGCGGTAACCAAACAACATAATCTTCAAATGATAAATTCAAATTTTTTAATATAACATCATCGGGTTCGGTAATATTTCCGTTATTATATACTAATCCAAAAATATTAACAATGCAATTACTTGGTATGTTAAATGTTGCTGTATCTAATGTTGTATCAGTAGTAAGCGAATAAAATGTTAAATTACCACCTCTGCTAATTTGTGAATTTATATAAAGACTTGGGGGATAATTAAGAATAATATTTTCAATTGAAATTCTAAGAAATTCATAAGCCGAACCAAATCTAACAAAAGTATTTAAATCCGATTTATTTAAATTTAAAACAACATTTGTAGAACGTTGATATAAAATATCAGATTGGGTATCTGATACAACCATTGTTTCCAATGTAACCGGTTGAACAAAGGTACTTAATTCGTTATTGTAATCAATAAATGTTCTTCCATCAAAATTAGATGTAACAGCAAAGCTACCAAATGAAAAAATTATTTCAGATGCTGTATTATTAAAATTAAGTCCGTTTAAATTTGAATCAAGAGTATTGTTTACTACTTTTACCTTTGCCACTTTAGAATTTTATTATAAATACGATGAAAACAAAAATCCCAAGTTATTACATTGGGATTTTATTTGATTTTTTGAAGTGATAATTATTGCACCTCACTTATGATTTGGTTAAAATCTTCAGTAGCGTCAATATTAACCCGCTTCTCTTTCACCTCGAATAAGGATACGTTACCAACATCGTCTTTTATTTCAAATACATTAAACTGTTTTACAATTACCCTGTCTTTATCATAATGGGTTAAAATTCCTTTTTGTGTATCTTTAATCATTTCACCCGCAATAATATTTGAAATAGTATCAATTGTATTTTCAACTAATTCAACTTCAATTACAAGTGGTGAAAAATACGTGTTTGACAATAAAATTGTTTGTCCAATATTACCAATAAATGGTGATACATTTGGTTTAACATCCGAAGAACTACTTGGTGTTAATTGTAAGAATATCAAAGTACCCGCATCATTAAAACGATATCGAATTGCTTTTTGTGATGTATTACCAACATTTTCACTAACAGGAACTACTTTATTTGATGTAACAACATATCTTACGACATTTCTTAATTTAGTTCTATCGGCATTAATGTATTCAACTTTATAGCCCTGTAGTGCGTTGTTAGCTCTTAAATTTTCAGGTATTGAATTCATATCTATTACAATACCCTTTGTACTTGGTAATGCTGATAATACACTACAATCAACAACGGTTGTAATATTTGTTTTGGGTTTAATATAGATCGTATAAATTCCCAATTGATTAAATATTGATGCGGGTAATCTTAAATTATATAACCCCTCTAAAAGATTTTCGTTTCCTGATATTTCCTCATCTTCCGGTAAATAACAATATGATAATAATTCGGCGGTTGTTAATGAATATATATCATCATTTGATGTTTGTCTGTTTGGAGTATAATTATAATACATGCTGATATCATCAACACTAATGTCAGCAGCTCTTGTTATTCCATAAAATCCAACGCTCATTTTATTCCTTTTTAGTTTGTTTTAATATAAAAATAATTACCGCCAGCATATGTTTCCAAATCAACAAGATTTTTTATATATTCAAGTCTGAAATTTTTATCAAATGCTGATAATTCCTGTCTAACTATAAATACATCACTATTAATTTTTGGGGTACTAATAATATTTTCTTTTTGAAAATCTTTAAAATAAGGAACATCGATAAAGTCAGGGCTACTTGTACCTTGTGATGTAAATTCAAATGTTGTTGTTGCTGTTGTTATATAATCAATATATTTGATTTCATCAATATAATATATTATCATTTGATTTTCAATTGAATTAATATAATCAACCCCATTATTACCATAACCACCATTACCGACATATTGTTCGGTAAATACTTCAGTTATTGCGTATTTACGCAATTCACTTAATCTGCTTATTGTTACACCAGTTACTAACATATTTCTTTAAAAAATGAAAAATTTTTCATAATATCCGATTCATATTTTTCAATATATTTAAGATATTTCGGAAAATAATTAATTATTTTTTTTCTTATAAATTTTACATATTTAACATTAAATTTGCTATTAATATACATGTGTGTATATTTGTGTTTATTACCAGCTTCTTCTACCGTATATTTCACCACATCTTTATATGGTATAATTTCATAAATATTTAAGTTATTTTTTATTGAAAATAAATAAAAAGCAAGCTCTTCACAAATAACACCGGCATATATTGAACCAGAAAATTTACTATTATTCGCTTCAATTTTTTTGTCAAATTTGTCGTAAATAAATTTATTTTTTATTTTTTCACATACATCAATGTAATTATTTTTAATTTTTGATCTCATTCCAATAACACCACAACTAAAAAGTTTTCCATCATATTTCTCAGGATAAAATAAATCGTTTTTTATTATAAAATCAGAATATCTATCAACATAATCATTAAAATAGTTAAATTTTTCGGGCACTTTATTTTGAACAATTCCATCATATTTACTAAATTTAATAAATTCTGAAAATAAATCATCAAAAATGAACACATCTGGATCGATATGAATAAAATCTTCGGTCATTTTATTCATGATTTGAATTTTATAATAACTCCAGAAAAAGGGAGGGTTCTCATTTTCAATAATATCAATTCTATCATATGGCACATATTTTAATATTTGTTCATAACCACTTTGATTGGTATACATAGTAACATCATTATAATATTTTTTTAATGTTAAATAACTTAATAAAAATGAATAGAAATATAAATAAATTGTATCTTTATTTAATGCACGAGGTATGTTTCCTTTATCAAAATGGGCATATGATTGTATTATTTTCATATTTAAATAAAATTATTATTTAATAAATATTCATTAATACCATAATTAGTATTTCCTGAATAAGAATATGTTTCATCAAAAGCATCGAAAAAACCAATATCTTCAACTACTGAATTTAGATTAATTTTTAAATAATAAACCGCATTTAAATCTGGTATTATTATATATGAATTACCAGTTGTACCAGTGGTGCTACCTGTTGTTAATGCTTGTAATATTGTTTTTTGCAATACTTCCATTATGAAATACTTTTACGCAAAAATATTTTTATATCAACAGAAGGATTTTTAATTTCAAACATACTGTCTTCACACGAATAAATTGTATTATTAATTATTTTTATTTCACCGGTTGTTGTATTTAATATTTCTTGCGAAACAACATTATTTGAATATTGACCACCAACTTTATTATATACTTTAATACTAATAACATTCACAACACCATTTGCACTTAAAAGTTCTTTTTGCAATCTTCCAAGAAAAATATCCTGATTCATTTCATAGTTATTAATATCAAAATAATTCCTAACTATTGTAATAATACTATTTGCAATTTGATTATCGGTAATATTTTCAACATATACATCAATATCAAAAGCTAAATTAAAAATCTTACCATCTTTAATTTCAACATAATCGTTAACTGATCTATATTGTGTTAAATATTCGGCAATATTTTCTTTTAATAAACTATTACTTGTATTTGATAATTTACCGTTTGAATCAATACCTAAAAGCGAAATAACAACTTTATTATCTTGTTTAAATACATTAGCACGAAAAGCCGAACCAAATTTTCCGGGCATTTTATAAAGCTGTAGTAAATAATCTGTTAATGTAATATCTCTATTTTGACTTGAATAATTATATTTAATTAATTGCCTTATTTGTTCCACACTTAATCCATCATTACCACCAATTGCAGGAATTGGATTTGTTACAGTTAAACTTCGTTGTACCGCTTGATTAAAATCCTGACGTGATCCAACAACCCTCATAGAATATCCACCAATTTGAGTTAATACACGTGTACCGACATTTGAATTACTACCACCACCTGTTCTGTATCGTACAAATAATGTATATCCCGCTTTTAATTTTTCGCCTAATGCTGTGTTATTTAAGAAATTATCTAAAAATGCACGATTGGTTACACCTTCTTTTAATAAACCTTCTCTGAATGCATCAACATCCGAATCACCAGAACCAAATGTCAATTTACAGTATCCATTTGATGTAAATTCTTTAATGAATTTTTTGGTCGTATCAATCCATGTTGCTACTTTAATACCATTGGTGTTATCAATACTCGAACTATTAACATTTTCCACAAATACTCTTTGTTGTGCCAAATATTCAACTTCATAATATCTGTATTCATCATTATAAAAATCGGATATTGGGGGATTTGATGAATAATTAGTACCTTCCATTAATATAACACTCTCAATTTCAATAATATCTGGATCGGGAAGTGTTATTGAAAAAAACGGAACAACATCTGATGTATTTATAATTCTTTTATATACGCTGGTTGAACCATTTATAACAACTTCTCTTTTGGTAACACTATAACTTTGAACAACACCGTTTGAATTTAAATTCGGAATAATAGAACGATTTGGGTCGCCTAAATTACTTGTGGGTAAATTCCAATCAATATCATCTTGTGTTTCAAATATTTTTCCACCACCAAGAACCTGAGCACCCGCTTGTAATACGGGATAATATGAACTATCTGGTCTGTCACCACGAACCGGAACATTAACTGTAAAATCAACAACTGTTACCGATGGTCTTTTGGGGGGGATATTGAATCCTAAATTTTTTGCTATATTTAAAATTGATGTTTTTTGTTGTGCATAATCCAGTTGGGTTTCTTGAAATACTCTATCCGTGTTTATACTTAAATTATTGGTAACACCTGCATTTAAATCAATAAGCATTGCACCTATCGAACTATCACTAAAATCACTAAGTATTTCGGGATATGTTTGACGGATATATGCAATTAAGTCCATGCGTATTTCTCCAAATGTTCGTGAACTATAACGAATTATATTTGTTGTGGTATTTGTTGCCATTATATTATGTTATTTAGTATTTTATTTATATTATTTATTTCATCATATTTTATTCTTAATAAATTTATACCATTTTCTTTAGCAAATTTATTTTTAATTTTATTTGACTGTTGACATATGTAGATAATGAATAGTCATATTTATTATAATGTATTGCAGTTGCTTTATTTATAAACCCATCGATTGTATGTGTGTTGCCATGCATAATAAAATATTTAAAAATTTAACAATAGTTCACCCTGTTCCGAATAAGCATCTTCTGAATATGTAAATTTAATGTTTAGATTTAATTGATTACTTGACATTGGTTGTCCCTTATCATCTGTATTTCGATAAAAAGCAACGCTATTAATTTTAAGTGCCGGTATATATAAAGAAACTGCATTTTTTATTTCTTGTTCAATATCATTAGCGGTTAAATTATCATTTTGATCGAAGATCATTTTTAATAAATTAGTTCCGTAATTAGGATCATAATATCTTTCGTTTTTTTGCGTTAATAACAACAATAAAAGATTTGAACTAAATGCATCTTTAGTTACTTTACTTGTTTGAAAATAAGTATTAGTATCGACATCATCATTAATGGGATATTTAATATTATATGAAACCATTGTATATTATTTTTCTATAAATACTAATAAAACAAAAAATCCCGATATGTTCTATCGGGATTTATTTTTAAGTTATCTAACAATAATATTTTATGTTTGTTTTGGCTTTCTTCCTCTCTTACCTCTTCTTGCTGCTTTTTCTTCTTCTTCTTTTTGTTTTTTAGTATCAAAAAGACTTTTAATTGATTCGTGTAATACAATAATTGGATTGTCACCGTATTTTTGAAGTATTCCCCTATATGTATTAAAATTCGGTTTTTCTAAAGAAACCGCATCGCTTTCAGATATACAAACACCGGCGAGACATTCATCAATTGCAATTTCTTTTTGATCTTTAGTTAATTGATCAAAAATTTCTTCATTAAAAACAATTGCAAAATTAATGCCTTGAGTTAATGTTTCAATTAGATCATTCAATTTAACAATTTTGTATAAACATTTTTGTTTATTATTACAAAGAACTTCAAATTGAATCCATTGTGGAATGGTTGTTTTATCCCTGATACCATCAAACAGTTTAATTACATCATTAGATGCTTTTTCAAAATTTGCCATAATTTGTTAATTTAAATAGTTATTAATTAAGTGTTAAATATTGAATATTTCAATTCAATTTCTTTTATTTTTTTAGATAATTCCTCAAACATTGGATTTTTTTCGTCAATTTCTTTCTGAAATCTTGTTTTTAATTCAACAATTCCCGATAAAAAATCTGATATTACATTACTTACATTCATTTCAGCATCATTTAATGTTATTAATTCCATGTTTATAATATCTTGTTTTTTTATTTCATTCATCTTTTTTTCATATTCAGAATTCAATATTGCAGCATCTTCTTCACTTACTGTTCTAATACCAACAGTATCTAATCGTTCTTTAACCAATTCCTCAAGAGTTTTACCGCTGTTAAGAACTTCTTGTTTTTTTTCATCTGCTAATTTATCAATATCAATAATTTTTTTTGCTGCTTCTGAATTAAATTCACCATTATCAACAGCATTCTTTAAGTTGTCTAAAAAATTTCCCATATTTTATTTATTTTAATTCGTTTCGCCCATGATTTTCATTTCAAATCCCTCAAATTTCCAAACCTCATGAGTATCATTATGTATTATTCTTTTAATAAATTTAATTATTCCAAATCCAACTAATTGACCATACGTATCTTTAATAAAAATTTGTTTAACATCAATTAATTCATTAAATACATCTGAATTATCTTGAATTTCACCGGTTTTGAATTTTAGGGGTATAAAAAATTCTAATTGTCTGTATTCAAATCCAATTTTTTTTATATGTAAATATTCAGTTAATTCTTCAATTTTATTTATGATTTTTTCATTATTATGTGTTGCTTTAATCGGAAATTCAAATTGCTTTGATTTTTTTATCATATCCTGTACTTCATACTCAAAATCAACATCTTTTTTTATTGTTTTTTCAATAACATCAAGTATTTTTACAATACCAACTTCAATCGGAATGTTATTAATTACTTGCATTATTTCATAATCATCATCTTTTGTTCGTCTTTCTTCAAGTTCCAATGTTAATACTTCACCCAATGTTTTTCCACTGTGTTTATGCTTTTCATCAAAAAATCCATAATGTTCATAACGTCTGCCATATTGATCTTTCATGCCATAATTAGTATTATATTTATATGCAGCAACTTCCATTTTGTATGGAGTGGCATTCCGTTTAAATTTATCTGCTTTTTCTAACAACTCATAATATTGTTGTACTATTTTATCATTTTTTATCCCCCTTATCATCATTTCAATGAATTCATTTCTATGATAAATTCTTTGAACCTGTTTTTTATTTTCTGATATTTCCGGATTTACATTAAACACATCATTTTCGCTTCTATATAAAATGATACCAATATTAATTAAAATTGAATGTATTTTAATATAAAACCATAATATTAAATTATTTAATAATTTTTTCATTGATTAATATATTTTTTATATTATCGTGCTCAGTATATTTTATTTCAATTAATTTAATATTATTTTCTTTAGTAAAATTTCTTTTTATTTCATCACATTTACATATTCGATTAAATGTTTTAACACCACCAAAATATTTAATTGGTAAATAATGCTGTAAACCATTATATTCAATTAATATATTATTATTCGGAAGATAAAAATCAAAAGGTAAATTATTTGAAATTCCCTTGCAATTATTAAAGGCAATACCAATAATTCCTTCACTGTTCTAAATTATTCACCAATATTTTTGAAACTCTTGATGATTGTATTTTACGTAATCTTTTTTGTGCATCACCACGTTCTTTTGTAATAATACCAATTTCTTTAGCTCTGTTCGTTCTTTCATCAATTGTTATGGTTGCCATATATTCATCTATTTCATTATTCATTTTACCAATTCGGATTTTCATAGAATTAAATCTTTTAACCGCATCATGTAGTTTTTTATCAAATAAATAAATATATGCTTTTGCTACAAATTTTTTAATACGATCAGGCAATGACTTACCAAATGGTTTTATTTTTGGTTCAACATTATTTCTATGATAATTAACGGCGGTATAAAAATAATCTTGATATTTTTTTGATGTGAGAATTTTTATTATATCATTATATCTTTTTTCATAGCTTGTTTTTATTCTTTTAATATTATCAATCCTCATTGTAATTAAATTAAAAAATCCCATGTGAATATCTGCAAAATACTTTTCAAGAAATGTTTTAATAAACCATTTTTTTATTTTAATTCTAAGTTTTTTCATAGTTTTAAATTTAACTTACCGCTAATGTTTTGGCAATTGCCATTTTATAAAATTCAGCACGTTTTTTTGTAACAGTTGCCAAATGATATTTATCTTTAAAATCTTCATAAAGCTGTTCTCCGAGTTTTTTTCTAAGATCAGCATCCAATATTAGTTTCTTTAAATATTTTTGCCAATATTTTCTGGCATTTTTTTCAGCAGGAATGAGCACACAATTTTCCATATGCCTTCCGTCTATATTATATGGTGGAATATCAGAACAAACAATCGGAAGTTTTCTTGTCCAACACTCACATTGCTTGAGATTTGATTTCATCCGGTTAAATGAATTATCAGCCAGTGGTGCAATTACAATATCACTTTCATCCAATACTTTTGCATACATATTTGCTTTTTGTGTCCAACGTCTTGCAAAATTACCTTCATTTTCATATTTAACATTTCTTTCAAAATTCATGAGCCATTGGACATAATCGGGATTTTGAATGATATGATGATTATCGGTTAATATTTTTTCATAATACAAGTAAACACTTTCTGTTGATTTAATATCTCTTTGTTTTGAATCAAAAATCTTATCCCTGTATTTATTTTTTAAATCAACCGGTAAATTGTGTATTTTATCTACATTTCCTCTTGAAGAATTAATTGCTTTTATTGTTTGTGGTGTCCATAACCCTCTTTTTTGTAATTCATTCCCAAATTCTTGATTAAATGTAATATCGGTTGTATTACCTTCCGTATCCCATCCAGCAATAATTATTTTGAATTTATTTTTTAATTGCGGATCATTTGACAATACATTTGTTACCCCTTCAAGTTGCTCAATATCAGCCATATGACTACTACCTGCTGCGTACATAATTCTAACATAACCATTTGGATCAGGAGTCCAATTATTTTGAAATTGTTTCATCCATGTTGGATCAATGGAATTAAAAAAAACACCAACATTATCTCTACCCGTTACTTTTTTAATTTCTTCTGCAAATAAATCTGTTGTTGTTGTAACATAATCAGCAATTTTTAAATTCTCCAGTATTGGTATATGTGTTTTTTTCTCTTTGCTTATTGCATAAAATGGATGTTTGGGATGTAATTGCCAATAGTCATCGATATCTACCATCAAAATCGTTCCAGATTTTCTCAGTTCATTTGCAAGATTTAGCATTTGTCTGGTATCACCCAGCATTTGACGATGATAATGTATTATGTGAAATGATTTTAAATAATCAACATATTTTGGATCGTTAAAATTTATTTGTGGGTTTATTTCAACATAAAATTCGTCTGAATGATTTCTTTCGAGTTCCATTCCGGGTGTTAAAGACCTGAAATAATTGACCCCCGCTGCGTCAAGATTATAGAACAATACTCTTATTTTGCCATCCATATTTGATTATAAATTATTATAGAATTATGTAATTTATTATAAATACGTAAAAATAATGGAAAGAAATTAAAAACAAAAGGTTTTTTAAAAAAATGCCAACATAATGTTGGCAATATATATAATATGTGAACTGATATTAATAATATTTATTTATTAATTACTCGTTAATTTCTTCTTTCTTTAATGTTTTCTTTTTTGTTGATTTTTTTTCTGAATTAATGGCTTCTTTTACAACATTTAATTCCTTTTCTAATTTTTTAATATTAGATTTTGTTTTATTAATGTCATTCAATTTATTTAATTCCGTTTCACTAATTTCAACAACACTAATTAATCCCTTTATTCTTAATTTATGAACCGATAATGGTAAAGAAGGTATTGTTAGATATATTGTATTACCCGGTTTTACTGCAATTGTTTTTTTAATCATATTATCAATAAATTCAATATCTAATTCAGAATTGAATTTAAAATCACGTTTTCCCGCAAGATTTGTGATATTTGTGATTTTATATGTACTCATAATTTTAAATTTATTTTAATCCTTGAACGAATTTATCACCATATTTAATTCCGTCATAATTTAAAGTTTTTGCTTTTTCCGCAATTGCTTTATTTTTTAAATTTATTGACGGCATGTCATATTGTTTACTTATTTTTTCAAAATTCACATGTGGAAACCAAATTTTTGCCAATATTTCCACTGGTTGCTGACCATCCTTATATGCAATTCCCAATTTGTCGGTATCAAGAAGATTATCAAAATTAATTTCATATTTATCAAATCCTTCAATTGGTTTTAATATAAAAAAATTTCCAACGACAGAATTTTCTTTAATTTGATCTTTTCTGAATCCAATAATTGTCTCGGAATTCATTTCTGGTTTTTCTAATTGAATTGCCATATTATCTTCTTCCAGTGATTTTAAAAATTCACTGCGATCCGTATAATTATTATTTATATCATTTTCATCATTAATAACATCGTTATTAACAATCTCTTCCAATCCACGTGCCTGTTCATATTCGTAAATATCTTGAATTTTATTTAATACCCTGCAAGCATCTTTCTCGTTTAATTTAATATGAACCGCTTTAAGTGGTTTATTTTTTCCTATAGCACGAACCATTCTGTGATGACCATCAATAACTTTATTCTCATCTGCAATCCAAATAGGATCATTATCATCAAGTTTTACCCGATCAACCTCATCAGAAAATGTAACACCTTGGGAACTATTTAGATCATTCGGATTAATTTCAATTATTTCATAACCAATATTTTCTTCATCAAGTTTTTCCAATACAATATCAAGTGGTGCATTAACTTGAGGAAGATAACTTGGTCTATAACGCATATCTATCATGATAATAATTTTTTATATAAATACAGTCAATTTATTTTTTTAATAAAATTATCATAATACATTACTTCATCTTCTTTAATCATTTCAACCCAACCCCATTCTTTTGTTAAATTATTATAAATATTTACAGTTTTCCAAACCCTCCTCATAATTCACAAGAGTTAGTCCTGCATTTAAACAGTAATTAATAAATTCTGGCATGTGTTCCTCCAATTTAGCTACCCAACTATGATGAAAAAATACCAGCCATCTGTTCTGTGCAATACATATATCTACAAGTCCTTTAAGATTAGCCATTTGAGTTTCATATACTACCTGATCAATATTATAACTAACTGGCAAACCAACTAAATCTCCCGGAGTTCCATATAATAAATAAGGATCAATCGCTAATGGATTAACACCAATGACTCCTGGAAGAACTGCAGTATTCAAACCACAAGCACCCATCCATAAACCATGTTTATGACTTAGATAAGGAAGTCCAACATTCTCGGTTGAATGTTTATTGGGTATATAAGTTTTTATTACAAAATTGTTATCGGCTGCATCAATTTTTGCTTGTGCAATTAAAGAATCAGCAAGATCGACTTTATCCAAATCAGAATTATAATCATCATCATCAGCATTAGTAATAGTTATTTCCCATCCCTCACCATGTAAAGTATGAAGTCTCGTATAACTCATAAAATTATAACCGTATGCAGATGTTCCTGCTAAGTCAGTATGATAATTTATAGTAGGATGTATCCCAAGATTATTATAAAAAGGTCTCCAATGATCATAACAATTATCATATGCATCATCAATCCTGATGGTAAACATTGGCTTGGTAGTTTTTAAATAACCAAGTTTTGTATATCCATCATCATCAAGAGTTCTTTTATTATTTTCATCAAGTACCCATGCGATGTCGTCTCCTGTATAACGATGAATTTTTGCATCGTCACCGCCTTTTTTGTCATTATTATATAAATATATATTTATAAGTTTTTTTCTATCATATTTTTCAATGGAATTATCATCCCAATGGACGAATAAACGTGCTTTATAACCATCATTAAGCCAGTTATATAATGTTCTTTGATTTAAACTACTTATGTGAAATTTTTTAGGTCGTGCAGCATCATAATCTGAAGCAGCACGACACGTAGCATTCCATATAGTTGCATTTGAGCGATCAAAAAATGCGTTCGTGAATAAAATAGCACAATCTTGCAG